CCAAACCCCTCGGTGTTTTCTGGTATAGATTATTAAGCTAAACCTACACTTGGGATTGCAGTTCTATGTTGAACTTGCGTTGTTCCTGCTTCGCTTTAACTGCACTATTATCTTTCTTAGGCTTTGCTACTTTTGGCTTCTTTACTTTCAGTTTTTTAGGCTTTGCTGCCTTCTGTGCTTCCTTTTTAATATCATCTTGCGCCTTTATTGCATAATCTTCGGCTTCTTTGCGTTTAGCTGGGTCTGTCTCCAACTTTGCCCTTTGTTGAAAATAAGCTAATCTATCTTTTGCTGTTACTCGTCCTTGTCTTTCTTTGCTTTTGAAGTCATCATCAAGTTTTTGAAGGTCTGCTTTTTTCTTATTTGCTGCATCTCTACCTGCTTGTTCTTTCTTTTGCCACTTAACACCTTCCTTGTAATTTTCCTTTATGTTAATACCTTCTGCTGCTACTTTTTTTGCGTTGTCTGCTAAACTTCCCCAGTTACCACTAAGTGCATCATTAATAACAGATGCCAATACTTTAAAAGGTGTAACAACAAACTTTAAGATACTATTACCAACACCTGCAGCAATTTGTTTAATCCTATCAAAAGCACCTCCTAAGTTGTTGAGTATAGGAAAAGTTTTAGTGAACCAGCCAACTACTTCTTTCCAGTTCGATATTAAATAACCTATGGCACTGATTAATAGACCAATACCAATACTACTTAGAGCAATTCTTAACCCCTTTGATGCCATTGCTGCTGCCTTCTGTGCAACAGTTATACCCTTTGTAGCTTCTGTTCCTGCTGTGGTTGCAACTGCATTGGCTTCTTGTGCAACTGTCTCTGATTCCTTCGCTACTGTATGTCCTTCTGTTGCTGTTATGTTACCTGTTATGGCTGCTGTATTATCGCTAACACTTACACTATTTGCCTTTTCAGCCACTGCATTTGCTTCGATGGCTACACTATTTGCACTGACTACACCACTATTACTTGCAATAGCTGTACTGTTGGTACTTGTTGATGCTGCTACATTATTTTGCTCAACTCCAATTAATTGTAAAAGACTATGCCATGCTCTATATGTTCCCGTTGATTGGTCCATGAAGGTAGCCTGTAGAGTTTGAATGCCATTAAGTACTGACATAGCTCCTGCAAGTTGTGTTAATATTTCTTTTGTATTATCACTTTCAACACCAAACATTGCTAAAGCCCCAGCATAAGTCTGAAATATACTAACTCCACTACTTGCAATATTTAACGTACCAGCTAAGCCCCTTGTATCATTTGCAAAGTCTTTCACTACTGCACTGGCATCACCCATAGCATCTTTTATACTACCTGCTCTCGCTGCAAGTTCTTGAAATTTAGAGTTACTCGGGTCTACGCCATTCAAAAGCATTTTAGATAGCTCTGCTTGTATGCCTTTCAACTCTGCTTTGATATTACCACTGCTACTTTTGAAGGTGTTTTCGGTGCTGGCTACTTCTCCTTTAACTTTATCAATTATACTTTTAAACTGTTTATCGTCAAGTCTAATTTTCGTTACTAATTCTTGTGCCATATTCTTTTGCTTTTTCGATTAACCGCTTTTTATCCTCTTCTGTTGGTGCTATTGTGTCATTATCACTATCTACAACACTATCCCAGCTAAAAGGCATAAATTTTCTCGGGTCATCTGTTTTAATTCCTCCCATCACTTTCGCTGATATAAATGCTAACTGTCGGGTCTGTTCCCAGCCGTTTAAGTTCTTGTAATATAATTTCTGTATTAGTATATGCATTTCATAAAAACTCATCTTATCAAGTACATATTCTGGGCATAGTCCACCTTGATATACCAAAATAGCAAATATATCAGCGATTTTTAGTTTTTTCCAGAGTCTCCTTCTTGTTTAGCGTTTTTATCTTGCATTTCTCTCTGTCTTGCTGTCTCCAACTCCATAAATTTAGCATATTGAGAGAAAATAGAAGGGTCTTTATCTACCGCATCAAGTAGTTTATCAAATGTCAAGTCGTTATCTTTGTTATCTCCTGCAAGTATCAAGCAATAAAGAAATAAATATTGGTCGCTTAATAATTTCAAGCTAAACATTTCGCCTTTTACTTGTTCAAACATCATCATAGCACGTACACTATATTTCAAGTTATATTTTATGTTGTTAATTGTTATCGTTGTCATAGTATTTGTTGTTAGTTAAAAAAATTATGGCAATACACTCAACCTTCTAATAGATTAAATGTACTGCCTTTATGTCATTATGTTGTCTACTCTATTGGATAGACTTTTTGTTATTTTTTATTATGTCCGAGCTGGTGTTGCTACCTTCTTAAGTTCTCCTGTACCTACAAATGATGCGCTGAATGTTGCATTATCTTCATTAGGTGCGCTTGCTTCCAGTGAGGTTAATATCACTTTACCACTATATGTCCCTGTCGTTGATGGTAACCAGCCACCCTTTGCTACTTCTGCTGCTTTATTTGCTGAATTTTTCTCCAATGCAAACACAGCATCAATTGGTGTTTGTGCTGTCATCATGTCAAAGAGATTTTCAAATGTTACACCTTCTCCATCATTACTAAAGAGGTTCTCTGTCTTAACTTCCCATGATATTTTACCAGCATTACTTGTTACCCACTTACCGCCACTATCTTTTGAAGTAGTTTCTGTGGTGTCCATGCTGATAGTAAGTGAATGTGAAGTAGCGAAAGCGATAGACTTGCCATTGATAAACAGCATTAAATCACGTCCTTTAATTACATTTGCCATATCTTATATTATTTTATTCTTTTGTTTTTATTGTGTATGTGAGTAATTGTAGGAAGGTATCATCACTGTATCTTTCTTCACTACCCACTAATTCTATGTTATCTGCTATCTGTAATACATCTGATACAATAGATGCAATTTCCACTCCCCTGCTGTAATTATCTGTTGCAATAATAATACTAACGGTGCTATCAATATCAAATAACACTGCATCTTTATTACTGGCTGCTTGCGCACTTTCTCTCCTATATACAATGAAAGGAAATTTAGTACCTTTATCAGCTACAAGTGGATATATTCTGTTATCTATTACGCCTTTTAATGTATCATCGCTAAGCAGTTTTTTTCGTATTTCTTTCCCTGCATCAAAAAATCTCATGCCTACTTACTCTCCCATATTTTCTGTATCGTCTCTGAAAAAGTTGTATCTATTATGTCTTCTGCTTTAGATAAATTAGCATCAACAGCGTTAGTAAAGAAATTAGTACGTTTCATAGCACCTCTGTTAGCACCTTTTTTATTTTTTCTAATTACTGTACCACTCTGAAAGAACTTTAACCTAAAATCACCGAAAATATGTACTTTGAGTTCGTCTGTATTATCTTTTATCCTACTAACCTTGATGCCACTTTCTAAGCTCTTACCATTCCAGTAGTTAGGTGATTTAGCTTTCTTTGTTACCTGTCTTAAGTTTGATTTTGCTGCTTTAACTATAACTTGTGCGCTCTTTCTCAAAGCAGTATTTTTAGCTTTTTTCTGTTCCTTTCCTGTGAGTGCTGCAAATTTCTCCGTTAGCTCTTCGACACCATTTATACTAATTGCTTCGTCCATTACTCATTTATTTTTTCAGTTTCGATAATCTTTCTATTATTTGCTTTATCATCACTTACTGACAAGACACGATATTTGTTATTATTCCACATTATATTATCTGTGTACTCTTTAATATCAACATAACGCCACACTGTAAAGGTAACACGAAAAGGATATATAACTTCATCATTTACTACTGTCCTATCACCTGCTTTGCTTACTACTTGTGCTTTGGTTGATGTAATAAATGTATGAATGTCGTTAGTTGCTCCATCTTCACCTTGTATTATGTCAGTACGATAGATAGATATTTTTTCTGTTAATAGTCCTGCTCTCATTTTTTCTGTCCTCCTTTGTAATTTCTGAACATATCAAGCAGGTAGGTAAGAGTATAGGGTATTTCAGTGTTAGATGTAAAGGCAATTGGCTCTCTGTTTGCATATAGATTACCTACCATCAATAATACAGCATGCGCCAGTGGAGGAGGCAATTCACTACCACCCTCACCAGCTACTATACTATCAAATGTGTTATCTATATGTTTTTCTATTGCCTTTTCAGCCACCACCGCTAAATCTACTAAATATTCGTCGTCATCGTGAAATGTATCATCAATGTTCAAGTGCTTTTTGATTTGGTATAATTGAATGTACATATAGATAAATATTATTTTAGGTTAATTATACTGCAAAAGTACCGAATTGGAATGCTTCTGGACGTATCATAGTTGCATCGAAGTAAGCATTAACAACTAAGCGTACCATACCTGTACTTGCCTTGCTGAATGGGTCTACTGTAATGTCTATGCCTCCGAACTGACCAATAGCCAAGTTACTAAAATCACCAACAATAAACTGCTTAGCTGCTACATTAGAAGTAGAGTAAACAGGTGTACCGTCAAGTGAACTATCAATATATGCTAATTGTGCTGTGCCTTTTGAGCCTTTCATCATATTTCTGAAAGATGCTTTAGCTGATGGCGATGCAATATAAGCAATATCACCAAGTACATTCTTTTCCTCTACCAATGCTTCAAGTGATACCAAGCCTTCAAAATCTGTTACCTTAGTCGGTGTCTTACCATTGAACATACCTGCTGGACTACCTGCTGTCTTAGCTCCACTGCCAAGTATTGTAGCTTCTATTTTTGAATTAATAGCATTGATTAAGTCTACTCTGATAGCATTCTCAACACCGATACTATCCTGTGCTAACAACATTTTAGAAATATCAACGAAAGCTGTTAATCTCTTTGGTGTCAATTGTACATTATCAAAAGCTGTATTACCTGCTACTTCTCCTACTTCACCTGCCCAACCAACATTACCGCCTGTCATAACTGGCAACTGTACATTATTTGATAAGCCAGTATAGAACTTAGCACCTGCATTAAGTAATACGTTCTTTGCTCGTAATGGCTCAATTATATCGTAAAGGTCTGTTGCAACTACATCTACACCTTCAGTAGCTACACTAACAGCACGTTTTTCAGTCGGTAGGTAAATTTGACCGATTGTGTTTAGCCCTGCCTTACGCATTTCCTTCATACCAGCGTTATTAACTGCTGCTGTAATATCATCAATACTTCTATTCTCTGCTACCGCCTTGATAGCCTTCAATAATGAAAATCTTTGCTTCATTTTGTTTCTCTGATTAATAAATTTGTGGTTACGTGTTTCCTCTTTTTCTTCTTCCTCTACTACTTCTTCTTTTGTAGTTTCGGTGTCATCTTCCTCTACCTTGTCTACTTCCTCTTCTTCTGTATCGGTTGTAGTCTCTTCATCTTCGGGCAATTCGTCAGCCTTTGTATCTACTTCTTTGGTGTCGGTTGTTTCTTCCTCTACCTGCTCTTCTGTTGGCTTAATGTCTTTTTCATTATCCAACTGTTCTAACTTTTCTTTTTCCATTGTGTTTAACATTTCTTTTGCTCTCGCACTTACGCTTGTCGCACTATAAGCTGGTTGCCATACTGGGCTGACATCTACAAGACATTCTATTTTATGGATAGTCCTGTGTGTAGTACCGTTAATATTTTCCCATACTTCGCTACCTTCATCTGCACTAACTATAAATGCAAAGCTACTTCCATCAATTTCGCCCCTTCGGACATGTTCTAAAAGTTCGTTGCCCAGTTCAGTGTTAGGTACTTCAAAGCTATATTTTAAGCCCCTGTCATCAATTACTAATGATAAACTACCTTTACCATACTTTGACCTCGCTAACACTTTTTCTGGGTTGTGGTTAAATAGACAAAAAACGTCCGATGTATTAATAGTATCTTCGGTTACTGCACTTGGTGATATTGTTTCATAAAAGCCTAAATCTTCTGACTGACTATTAAAGACAATAGCATACCCTTCAACTATGCGAGTATCAACGTTAATACTACTAATACTGGCTGAACGTCTCTCTAATTGTCGTTCTCTCATCTGTTATACTTTATATAGATTATTAACTTTCTTCTTCATTACCAGCTATATTACTTTTGCTGACATCATTATAAGCTAAGTTGTGTTTTTCTCCACCTTCCACAGCATTTAAACCAAGTTCTTTTCTTACTTCATTGATGGATAACACACCCATTGACAGTAAAGTGCTATAATAGCTTGCTTGTTGTGCTTTGTCAGTTCTTAGTATTGCTGTTTCGTCTAAATTAATCTCTAAGTTCTCACCACTAACTAATTTTCTGTTCAATTCCTCTTCTATCATAACTATATATGGGTTGAGTGTATAAGACAAAAACTGTAAGTTAGTTGCTTCGATAGTTGAGTAACCAGCATTTGATAAGTCGCCGAGAAGTACAGGTGATATATTAAAAAATCTCGCTATATCTGCTACGTTAAACTGTCGGCTTTCTAACATTTGAGCATCTTCACCGCTTACACTAATTGGCTGATAGTCCATGTTAGCAGGCACAACTACAACTCCACCACTTGTATTACCTTGACCAAATGTAGTTCTCCATGATGTTGCTATGTCCTGTTTCTGTTCATTGCTCAAATTACTATGAACTTTAATAACACCATTCAAGTTACAACCAGAACTAAAGAATGTTTCAGCGGTATTTTCTGTCTGGTTTGCAATGTTTAATGACCTTCTTGCATGGCTAAGTACTGAAATTCCTTGCACGCCATCTACTGTATATTTCAAGAAGTGTAACATATCAGAAGGCATTATCCGCTTTGTACCACCTAAGTAACCGCAAGTGTAATATAATTCTTTTGTCTCCTTCCTGTAATACGTCTGCACATCTTCTGGCTGTAGGTATCTTAAGCCAATTATTTTTCCACCTTTTCTTTCAATATAACAGTAAGCATTTCCTTTAAGTAATACACTTTGTAATATCGTCTTGAAAAGCGTATATTTTGTGGTTAGATTGTTACTGAAAATATCTTTTAGTGGGTGTTGGTCTAGTTCTGTAATACCTTCTTTATTGTGTGCTTTGATAGTAATAGGCAAACAAGCAATGGCATCACTTATTAAGTTCACGGCACTATACACTGTTGATAATGATAATGCTGTATTTTTGCTACTGTTTAAGCCATATTGTAAGCTATTTGATAAGTTGGGGTTGAAAGTGTCTAATTCCCTTTTTTCGGGTAGTTGTTTTGTAATATTATATCCTAAAAATTTCATTGTATTAGTTAGTATGTAAAGCCTGTTATTGTGTTATCGTATTGTGGTTGTTCTAAGTATTTACCAAGTGCATTAAGCATAGCATGTACACCGTCTATTTTCTTTTGTGAGTCTTTGTTTATCTTCACGGGCTTAATATTTTCGTTGCTGTCCTCTATAATCTCACAATTAGCAAAGTTCCACCTAATTATTGGGTTATCATCAAATACTGCTGCACCATTTCTTGCAATAATCTCCATATATCTGGTGGGCTTGTTTAATGCTCCTGTTGTTTGGCTGTATGGCTGGCAATTAAAGCCTTTTTCGGTTAGTTGAGTGATAGCCATAGTTGATTGCCACTGGTCATAACTGATACATTCGATTGGTATTACCTTATTTATTTCCTCTATATCGCTAATTACTCTATTGTAGTCTACGACATTTCCAGACGTTATATTTAGGTAGCCTTGTCTTTTCCACTGTGCATATTTCTCCCTGTTTGCGCCTTCTTTCAGTGTAACTTCTGGCAGGTAATACCAATTTTTGAAATAATACCTATCACTAAGTGGTATCATAAGCGATATTGCCGTAAGGTCAGATGTACTGGATAAGTCAATACCAAGATAACCGCTGCAACCACGAAACATACTATCGCTAAGGTCAAATTTTGCTGTACACTCATTTATATAATTACTACCTATCCACTCTCCATTTGCATTACTACACCAGATATTCATTAGCTTTGTCTTGAAATTAGTTAGTAGTAGTGGTGAGTTCTTTGCTTTGTTTAATTGGCTGTGTATATATTCTTTCGTTACCGTCAAGTCTAAATTTGGTTGGCATTTTATCCAATTGCTTTCGTCCTCTATGTCGTCTCCATCGTCCAAAGTATAGATAGCAGAAAAAATACTATCATCTTGTAATTTCCCATCAAGAATATCAATGTAAGTACTTCTAAGCTGATAGCAGGGGTTAGTCATGTCAAAGCCTGCTGTTGTAATATATAACATAAGTGGCTGTTCACGCATACCAACGCTACTTGTTAATACATTTGCTACATTATTTGATTTTGCTGCATGGTATTCATCAAGAACAAAAGCACTACTATTTAAGCCATCTAATTTATCAGCATCTGCACTAACTACTTTCATAACTGACTTTGTAGCAGGAAATTTAATTTGGTCTCTGAAGGTCTTAAATAGCTTACCTTTTTTGTCTAAGTGGCTAATAAAATTTTTAGACATCGTGAAGGCTAATTGTGCCTGTGAATATGAATTAGCTGCAAAGATAATCTGGGCTTCGTTTTCTCCATCAGCAGTAAGCATATATAGCATAATACCAGCAGCTAATGTACTTTTACCGCATTTTCTGGCAACCTCTATGTAAACTTCTCTTACTACTCGCTTACCGTCCTTCTTGTGTTTAAAGCCAAAAATAGAATAAATTACCCACTTTTGCCAGCTTTGTAATTGTAGTGGTTTACCTGCGAATTTACCTGTAGACTGTGGTAATAATTGCAAGAACTTAACTACTCTATCTGCTGCTTTCTCATCAAAATATCTGTCCTCCTTGTTGAACCAGCTTAGGTAACGTTGGCATGCTAAGCGTATATACTGACAGACTACTACTTTACCATCTATCACATCACGAGCATAAGAGGTATATTTTTCGTCTATCATATCGTATTAGTTATTTATTATGTTGCGTTATAAATTCTTCCTTTATATTGAGACAAAGGCTTTATCATTTCAGAAGGTATATTGTAATTGTGAGCTGTTATATATAAATCAATGGAATTATCTGGTACATACACCTCAGTAAAAGATGTACCTACATGTGGGTCTTGAAAATAAATACTATGCTTAGCTATCGGAGGTAGTGGGTTTAGAAAAACAACAGTTTTTAGTTTATCTGCACAGGCAAAAGGACTATAATCAGCGTCATCAAAAATAACATTCTTAGGAATTACTATTGTTTCTATAGCAGTGTTTCCAAAAATTAGACCCTTTAGAGTTAGTAAATTTTCTGTATCTGGCAACACAAGCTCTTTTAATTTAGAACAATTTCTAAAACTGTTATTGCTATACGGTGAGATTTCTCGGATATTTTTAAAGTTAAAAAACTCATTAAAACTCTTTATGTTATTGCCTATAAATTCTCCATTTCTGTACGTACTAAAATATGAAATGTTTCTTGCTTGTCTATAAGTTATTTCACCTGCAATACCTGACACATTCTTAGTACTATTACTAAACCCTTGAACTCCGCCATAGTTCTCTACACATAATTTTTTAGCCTCTTTATCACTAAATCTAATCGGTAGATTTAAGATTGTTAAGTCTTTTTGATATAAATTAAAATCACCAAAATTAAAGTCTTGCTTATCAAGGCTAACCATTAATACTAGATTAGTTTTCCTGTTATACAAGCCACTTCGAGTTTTTGAAAAAAATGCTGGTAAAAAATCAAATTCCTCTGTATCACCTCTTCTTATTATTAGCCTTTTTATCTTACAAGTTGTGGTAATGTTATTAGGCTCACTACCTAAATAACCTAATACTATTAAAGCTCGTGAGTTAGGGTACTGTGTACATGGGATAGGCTCATTGTCATCTAATATAAAAAAATTTTTATTTAACTTTATTCGTCTGACCTTTCCTTTTTGATGCTTTATTGGAATGATTTGATTTTGTCCAATAACAATAGTATCTTCAGAGTGCTCATTTTTCTCAAATCTAATTAAAGGTGTACCATCAAATAATGAAATTAAGTGCTCAATATTACTTGTAACATCATCTACGATAAACTCAATATCAATTTCTATATCGGGGGTTAAATATATATTATCAAATTCAAAAGCTGTCTTAAGAAAAACTAAAAACCCATTTGAATATGGTGAGATCTCTCCTTTTTTCTTCTTAACTCTACCATCCTTTGCCTTTCTGGCTTTTTTAACTCTCGTTCAATTTCATATCCACAAGTGGTAATAGCTGTTGCAGTTTGCTTTTCCAGGCTTTCTCTAAATTTTCCGCCATATTGGTTGTTAATTCGTTGTATGCTTCCTGAAACAACTTCTCCATATCCTCCAAGCTTTTGTTTAGTGTCTCTTTGATTGTCAGTAACTCTGTTTCTAATAAGATATAATTGTTTTGCAAAACTTTGTAATCGTTCTCTAATTTGTGATATTCCGCTATTAAATATTCGTTCTTGCCATTCTCTAAGAGCTGATTTAATTCGATTTTGGTATTCCCTATCTCGCTCTGCTCTTTGTCTAAGTTGTCTAGTTCGTTCTTGTGTGTTAATAATATATTCTCTAGCTCTTGTTTGTATTTCTCTGCTAAGTCGCTGTAATATAGAGACGTTCTCGCTTTGCGCAAATTCTCGTAAGCTCCTTGCAGCTCTATATTTTCGTTCTGCTTGTTCTTTATCACATCCTGTAATTTCAGAATTTCGTCTTGCAATCTCTCTATCTCGTTCAATAATTCGGTCTCTAACGCCGTCATTTACAGACCTCCATAATTCAGTTGTAAATATTGAGTTCCGTCCTTCATCTGTGATAGTGTTTGTGGTGGCAACACTAGATACCTCTCTGCTTTGCCAGTTGTTTTGTTGGCTTGTTCTGTTCGATAATTCACTGGAATTTGCCACTCGTTTAGCACTTTGTTCTCTTCTCTTAATCTCTCGTTCTCTGATTGATAATATTGTATTTCTGTCCGATTGAGCCAGAAACACGCTAAAAATCCTAGGCATAGAGATATCATTGCGATTGATAACACCAAGCCATTGAATATTTTTTCCGTTAAGCTTGGAGTAACTTGCTGTATTATCTCGCTTCTTATGTTCGCTATTTGCGATATTGTCGGAGATAGTCTGTTCTTTATATCGTTTTTGATTTCGTTTATCTCGTGTCGATATGAATTTTTCAAGTCTTGCTCTATTTGCGATACACTCTGCTTGTGTATCTCTATTAGCGTATTGTTGAATTCGTCTTGATTGGCTTTCGCCAAGCTCGCTAAGTCCGTTAAGGTCTGTGAATTCTGCACTGTAGATGCCTCCTTTTAGTCTAAATGGTTTTTTTTGATTTGGTATTTTGATACTTATGCCACTTTTTGGCTGCCTTGTAACTTCGTAGCCACTAGAGCTTAAAAGCTCTATTAGATGCGTGCGATTTATTATTAATCCTTGTGATACAAGATCTTTTAATTGATTGTCTAATTCTATAATTGTGTTGTGCTGCTCTATCGTAGCTTTGTGACGGTTCTGGTTATACTGATTTTTTGGATCGTCTGGGCTGATGAAATTATATTCATCGTTGATAGTTCTTTTCCATAAGTTAATATTTGTGCGATCACGCTTATCATAGTATGGGTTGAAACTTTTACCACTCACTAGATCAATTTTAGGGATTAGAAAATTTAGCTCTAGTCGTCCATCTTTATCGCTATGCTCTACCCAAAGAATATTTACTCGATCTTTCATATAATCACCGAGTAGATGTCGTTCAAAGTCTTTTATAATCTCTTGCTTTGTTTCATCGCTTATGTCACTGGCTTTTTCTGCAAACGACAACACTCCAAAGGTTGTTTTTTGCTTGTAGTGAATTTGACTTATAATAGCTCTAGTCTGTGCTTCATTACCTTTTAAGACTCGTGCTGTGCCTTGTTCTTGTCGTTCATTGAGCAAATAATTTACGCTGCCAAGTCCGCCGCCGTCTCTAGTTGGTAAAAATTTAACTATCATCGCTCAATATCTCATATAGTTCATTTAGGCGCTCCAGCGATTGATTTATTAAGGATAGTGCCACTCGGTCAAGACTATTATTTTGATTTAAACTTCTTGCTATCTGATTTAGGTTACTTCCTTGTCGTGATAGCTCTAAGATTAGTTCTTTAGTAATTGGTGTCTTTGTAAGTGGTCGCGAAAGCATCGAATTTATAGCAAATTTTGAAAATGTAACCCCACCTAATTTATCAAGCTTGTCTTGAATTTTTTCATTTTCGCTAGGTGTTAATCTTAAAATTTTGGTTATTGTCTTATTCTCTTTCATCATCATTCCATGCCATTAGAATAAGAAATGCCACTAAGCCACCCCAAAACAAACCTAAAAACCCAAAAAAGATTGTAAATTTGTAGTGATACTTTGCAAAAATAAATCCATATAAAAAGAATCCTAATCCAAAAAATATAGCAAGATTAAGATACTGAAATCTACTCATTTTTACTACTCCTAAGCAGCTCTTTACAAAGGGGGTTAAGGGGGATTTTCCCCCTTACGAGCACCCGCAGGATATACAAAACCGCCAGGATTTTGTATATACAAGGGGTATGCTCGCCCAACATTTTATTATGAAGCATTATAGCATAATTGGAATAGATTGCAAATAGTAATTAGACTGTGGTATAATCTCACACAAAAAAGGAAAATTTTTGGAAAAAATAAAATTAAAGATCGAGTTATTATCCAAAAAGATTGATATAGTAAAAAGCAAACTTTTAGTATTTTCTGCTGGGATAGCTGGATGTTGGGCTTTTATATCTTCTCATTACAATAATGTTGATTTTTTGGTTATAATTTCACTGATTTTGATTTTTGTGTTCGGATTTGGAGTTGGGATGAATTTATTAAAATTTAGTGACCTGACGCAAAAGATTGACGAACTAGATAAGGAATTAAATAATGAATGATATTAGTTTAATGGTGCCATTGATACTTCTTGTAAGCTTTGTAGCTGCTTATTTTTGGCATAAGAGCGGCAAAAAGACACCAGATTTCTTTTAAATTATAGTATTAGAAAAATTTCACTAAAGGAGTACGATATGAAAAGAAGTTTTAAAATAGCATTATCACTTATGCTATTGGTTATGGGGCTTCAGGCTAATGATTTATTATCAAAAGCTACTGGTGGAAGTATTAGTAATAGTTCCGATGGTGTTAAAGAGCTTTCTGAAATTGAAATGAAAAATGTGTTAGGCGGATATGCTTTTAAAAGAGCGTCACAATACGATTGGAGAGGTTATATGCCATCCACAGCTTATATTATAGTCTCAGATAATTCGAGTGAAATTAAGCCAAGCTTAGTTGACGGAGCAGAATTGGTCGGTAAAATTAGAGTAGGAACTAATGGAAAAAAACAATACTATTTAGAAGTTTATAAAAATGGTATATCTGTTGGTGCGTACGCTGGCAGAGGTTACAGTGCAATTTTAACAGAATTTCAAAAAAGATACTAAGT